AAACACGAAGCCATTGGTTGCATAAGACGCCGCAGGAGCAGATGATTCAAACTTAATACTCAGATTATGCGAGGTCGATTCCATGAAGGTTTTAAGCGACATGCTGCTATGGCTCACTTGTCAATGGTTGGGGCTTTGCCTGTTCATTGTATCAAAGGCGTTTGCAGTTTTCGACCCGGATGGGTGAGGGTCACTTCTTCAACATCTTGCCCAGCAACCCCAGACCCGCTGATTTCTTTTGTGATCTTTTCAGCACTGCGGCCAATGACGTAGCCGCCAAGTCCCAGCTTGATCAGGCCGAACAAAGATAGTACCGCTTCTTCTGACAGGTTTTCAGGTGTGTATCCGAACCAATATGCGCCCACGAGAAAGCTAAACCAAACCATTGTCAAAGGTCGCCAGTTGCGCTGCAACCATGACTCGCCCTTTGCCTCTGCCTGCACAGCCTGGCCGCGAACCTCTAGCCGGGTCTGCTCTAGTTGCGCCTCAATTTCGCGTATCTTGACAGCGGCTTGTGGGTCAGACTTGATTGCAGCAGCTACGGCGTCGGGAGTGTTGTCTACGCCGAGCGCACTGGCAAGCATTGACCCAACTGCGCCACCAGCAGGCCCGGCAAGCATTGACCCTGCCATGGGTGCAACAGAGCCTACAACGTCTTTTATCTTATCCCATGCGCTCATAGTCAGCCCGCCTTCAGCGACTGAACAGCCGCGATTAAACTTGTGTACTTGCCGCTAATGCGACCCCATGTTGCAGGCGAGCCCATTAACTCATTGGGCCGCACGCCGAGGTGAAACATGACCTGCTCTTGGCCTTGGTTGTTACGGGTGTCCGAGTAGACGCCAATGCCAGTAAAGCCAATCGCCTCAGCTTCATACACCACGGCCTCAGCCTGCGCCCGGTTATAGACGCCGCTGATGAAGCAGTCCACAGCCAGCACTTCGCCCCATTCATCAACGTTGTGCTCTGACAGTTCGTTGCGGCCAAGGTTGCGGCCAAGGGCGTACTCGCTGCCTGAGATCTCGATGGCGCTGCCCAGTCTAAAGCGCAGTACGTCAAGCATGGTGACTAAGCGCGGGCTCATGTCGTCCGCCCAGTCTCTGAACTCTTCTGCGGAGAAGTGCTGTGCATAAATCATGGCCATACAACCTCTGTCTCTGTGAGATCGGTCAAGGTGCCGGCTATAATCTGCGCAGCATATTCTCCCTCGGCTGCAATCAGTTGCGAGCGGCGCGCACCTATCGCTCGGTAAGCGTCGCGCACGTCAGCCAGCGGGTGATTTGCGTGAAATATGTTGTCTGAGTCTTTCCAGCTTTCAAACTCCGTTAGGCCAGCATCATCCATTAACGCGATTGCTTCTTGCAGCGCTTGCCGGTTGCCGGGGTCGCCTGCGTAGCGGATGCCGTTGATTGTTACGCCTTGGCGCTCCTGCTCTTTGCGGGCGGCCGAAAGTTGGCTTAGGAGTTGCTCAGTCGTGGGCGCTATCATAGCTGCCAAGTCTTCATCGCTGATCGGAACTAAGCCTTCTTTGATGAAAGCGTCTTGTGAGCCGTCAGATTCGTATGCGTATATTTCGCGTGTGGATTTATCAATGTAATTTTTCATAACTTACCCTTATCTGAGTTCAAACCAACTTGATACGCTAGCGCCACTTACTCGGTATTCAGCCCCGACAGGGACTATTGATGAAAGCGTAAGTGAAGCGCCAGAAATCCCCTCCATTTTTGCCACTCGAATACCGTCAATAAAAAGTGAAACAGTTCCATCAGCAACTTGGTCAATACTTATACCTATCGGCTTTCCAGTGCTATTCGTGTACGTGACACCGTCTGATCGGCTACCTGTAACATCCTGCCAAGTCTGCCCAACACCAATAACATTGGCATTAAGTAGGTTGTTAACCTCAGATAAAAGCGCAACTTCTTCCCAGTCAGTCCAATTAACACCGGAATCATTTGTGTATCTGATATAAAACTCGTCGTTGCCAAACAAAGCCTCTTGAATACGAACGTGAGCTGATCGACCGGATACCCTGAGCATTCCATACCTTGTGTTGCCTGGGTAATTAACTCCTCCCGCACCAGGCCCGCCAAATGTTCCCGGCGTAATCATGTCATTAGCGTCATCAAGTGCCCTCGCGGAAGCTCCTAGCCCATACTGATTAAACTCTGCAACTGTTTCAAGTTTTGTGTAGGTTGTGGCTTGGTCGGCTTTGGCGTCCAGCAGCCCGTCAACTTCTGTCTCGGTGTAGGTTGTGGCTTTGTCTGCTTTAGCGTCCACTTTCGCCTGCGTTGGTATCAGCTCCCAGTTGACCCCGCCGTCAGTATCGGGGTCAGAACTTCCGACACCGCCAGACTTCAACCGGTAGATTCCGGCCAGCGTAGTGACCACAGAGCCCTCGTAATATTCCTGCGCAGCATTCCACTCCGGCACGCCACGTTGATGCAGGTAGGCAATCAGCTGCCCGAGCGTAAACGCAAGGCCGTTGAAGTGTTGCTTCGTTGGATTTGACGCAACGCCAATTACCCCCCAGCCGCGCAACAGGTCCATTGTAATGTTGGCGTCAAGCGTGTCAGACTGCGCAGTATCTCCAAAAATTGTGCGCTCAGTTCCGGTGGCTTCGCTGGCAAACGCTTTTAAGTTGCCGTTATATCTGGTTATCTTTGACATTCTTTAAGTCTCCTATGGCTATTCGATTTCGGTAATGTACCGGACCCCTTGGGGCTTTGGGATAAGCGACATCTTTAAAATTGCGTCAAGTGTCGTGCTATTAAACACCGCCGAAACATGTAAGGTTAAGGTCATGTCATAATTATCTGTAACATAGGCCAGTCCGCCAAAAATATTAATAACCGCGTCTTGAATTGACAAAAAATCGTTGCCAGAAAGGTAGGGACCGAACGTATTTTTTGCAATCTTGGCTCGAATGAATTGCCTGTACGCATTGTCATCAAGAACCAGTTCTGTTGACTCAGATTCAAATAAATCCTGAAACGGGGCGCGATCGTCAAGTGGGGAAAAAAGATCATCAAAGCCGCGAGAATTCGGGTTCTCATCAAAGCCAAATGCAATTTTTGGGATAGAGTACGGAATTAATCGGCTGATGCCCACGATGCGCCCAGTAATATCCAACCGGTCGCCGGTTGCAATATCCAGATCAAACTCATCTCCAAACGAGTCAATCCATTCAAACGTCTTGCGCCATGTGCCCGCCTTCATCCTGATTTCAGCGTTGGCCTTGGGCTTTTCCCAATATTGCTTTATCAGCAGGTTGACGTAATCGGATTCGAAGCTCACGGGATAACCTCTGTAACAGCAACGTCACCAGGCGCAATGCTGAATTTCTCGTTCAGATCTGCAATTAACTGCCCGCCCGTCCAGCTTGCCCCTGAGTCCCTGCTAATCTCTAAATTCGTGGGTATGAAGTTTTCGCCGGAGTTGAACGCTAGTACGTACAAGCTGCTGGCCTTCAAGCTGTCGCCAATACTAAATTGTTTCGTTGCAATTTCTTGCCTGATGCGCTCGTCGTCTATGGGTAGAGAAACATCAACAAAGGTAGCGTCTAACCGCACAAGTACCGGCACATCAACAGGCCGGTCGAACGTCATGCTGTGAACGATTGTAAACGTGGTTCCGTTGGGTCGCTTGAAATCCTCGCTAAATGTCCCAGTAACAGCCCCCACCATGCCCTTTCCGCCGGTCTTGTTCTTCGTCATAGTCTCGACAATAGCCGCCACAGCACCGCCTTCGACCACTACCCACAAGCTATGCGCCGGTATGCCGTCAGCGTCCATTGTTGCTGTGTCGTTCTCGTAGACCGCTACGTCAGTAACGTTCGGCACACTAGCCAGTGCTGTGAACATGCGCCCGGTGCTGGAAGACTGCGGGGGTCTCTAGAGACTTGTTGCGGCGTACACGAAGCTCTTGGTCTGTCTCTTCATCAATCCCCACGGTTGCCGCTGTCGGGTTTGTAACCGAACCAACACCAATGACAACCGTTACCGGGTTAACGATGGTGTCAGCGTCCGCTTCAACCGCGCCAAAATTAACAGCAAAAAGGGTGACTGTGGTGGTGCCGGCGGTTAGCGTTCTGACTGCCAACGTTGACCATGATTGCCCAAGGTCGTCTTCTACGGCGTAGTCAACCGGTAGTGTTAGCGGCCTATCGGTTACAACAGTTACATCCACTTGAGAGCGCGTGGCGGGCCTGCGCGTGATGCCTGACAGCTTGATAATTGAGTTGAGCGACTGGCCAAGCGCAAAGTCTGGATCACGCTGATTATACTCAAGCGCTCCGAACGATTGCGAGTCAAGAACAAGCTGCGCCTCAATTGCCACGCGCTGGGCCGTCGGGGCTGTCGGCGTCAAGATTAATATCATCGCCATAGATTGCCCGATAGCCCTCCGCCAGTTCGTCATAGATTTCTTGGAAGGTCTGTACCTGAATACTGTCTGGCGTGAATCGTGGCGCTGTCATGCGGTGAGCTCCAGGGTCTGCAAATCTTGCTGCGTGAATACGTCAGTATATTGAAGCTCGATTGTAACACCTCGATTAGCCGTTTCGCCGAATTATGCCCAGCTTCTGGATGGAAATAACGCCCTCGGTTGCAGCACGGTAGATTCAACAGCCCGAATGATGCGCCGCTCGGTGCCAAGATTGCCCAGCAACTGGAGCCAATCAACGCCGGCTTTCGTGTTCAGATACCAGTCGCCTTTAAATGACCGCAGCCGGGTCAACACGTTCTGCGCGATAGCTTTAGATTCGCGCTTGTACACGGCGCGGCCTTTGCCAAACCGCCAATCCAGATCCTTATCTAATCCGCTGACCTGCATTATTGTGGCCCTCCTGTGTTACCTGTGCCAGGCTCTACGCCGGTGTGGGTGTGAGTAGTCAAACTAATGCCTTGCGCCTTGATGTCGCTAGTGCTTGTCATAGTGCCACCGCCCAACCCCGAAAAGTTCCCAGCTGATATTGTGCCAGAGCAGGTGATATTGCCGTTAACCTGCATATTACCGTTTAGCGTAAAATCGCCTGTGATTTCTGTGTCACCCTCCTGCACCATGTTGCCTTGGCGTGTGTAGTTACCATCCTGATTCGTGTCGCCCGTCTGCTGAATCACGCTCGGAATAGTCAGCGCCCCGGCCATAGGATTAACGCCCACAATGGCCAGGCCGTCGCTATAATCGTGCATCCTGAACTCTGCCGGGCTTTGAAAGTCTGCGCCACCATACCATCTGTCAAAGCATCGCTCTGTTAGTACTAGCAAGCAATAGTCACCAACGGCTATTGGGTGCGCCGTGTAGCTGCCGCCGCCCTGCATAAAGACAGGCGGAACCATCGTAAACTCTGGAAGCTCAATAGATCGGCCATCTACAACGCGGTTAATTACCGGCTGCACGCTGATCGTCTTGGACTGTACACCTGTCACTTTAGCAATAGTTGCCGTATGCAGATTGGACAGCGCAAACTCTATCGCGTCATTCATTACGTCAATTAATTGGCGCTTTTCATTCATAGAACCACCGTCCCCGCTCCTAGCCTTCCGGTACACGCTTGGCTCCAGGCGTCCCCGTAATTATCGCCGCTATACGTGATTGTTTCAATGCGATAAACACCGTCCATATAAGGCGCTGTTGTGCTTATGAGTTGCACACGTCGGCCTATCTTTACGGTAGGGTTAATAAGCGTCTGGAACGTCACCAGCTTGCTCTCCCGAGTCGGTGTGCTAATCAAACCGGTGGCTGCACTAACGACGGGTATAAACCGGCTCGTCACTTCGTTGTCTTTGATGATATAAAGTTGCTCGTTTTCGATGTACCAGGTTTCGCCTGGCGTCACCAAAGAGTTGAGAAGTTCAGCGCTATTACCCACTAGCACCTTGGGCCGCGTCAATACAGGCCGCGGTGTAATTTTCCCAATGCCGGTGTTTACCATATCCTCCAGAATTGCGTTAACAGCCACCCCGCCGCCTATTACAGTACGGCTCGTGAAGCTATTGGTGAAATCAAAGCCACCGTCTTGTGACTCAAGCGTAGTGATAAGATCCGGCCCCTGACGTTCGGTGCCGCCTGTGAATACTGTCCCCTTAAAGACAAGCTCCTGCCGGTCTTCATAACCACAAGACAGCCGTATAGGAATGCGCTTTTTCTGCTCGGCATCCTTTGCCATCGCCAGGCGTTTGCGTTCTTCGATGTTGTACAGCTGTATGCGGCACTTGTTCAGCCCGCCCATGGTGGACTTGTCAGCCTCGAAGCTGATGCGCATGGGCGGTTTGATTATTTCGGTGCGCGTGCCGATGTCAACTTCTAGAGTGTAGGTTCTGTTGAATCTTGGGATGATCAAAACTGTACCTCCACGCCCCGAATCTGCTCCATATCCGCAGCCTCAAGCATGTAGATTTCACATCGCCCGCCGCTGAAGTCTGTCCGGGTAAATGGGTCAATCCCGTTTCCGCTCTTATCAACACAGATAAAATCAAAAGGTTGGTTCTGACTGACCATGTGCAGCACGCCCACGGATAGCTTTAGGCCGTACACCTGCGCGCCGCCAAACTCTGCATCAAAAAGCCACACCTGGGTGCGCGGGTAGAACCGCAAAACGAATGTGATCTCGTCTTTCTCAAAAAGGATTGTATGGCGCTGGATGGGCTCGTCTGTTAGGTTTTGTAAGCGCTTCATTAGAATGACACCCCAATTCTCTCAAGCGTCGAGTTAAGGAATGACTGCGGAACATCCGCGCCTTCCTGTACGCCCTTATCCTTGGACCCTTCCGTTTGTCCGTTGGTGACTGCTGACGGATTAGCCGCTGGCGTTATCTCTGTGAATATAGTATCGGCAAACCGGAATTGCTGAAGCTCCATTGTGAAGTCTAGCGAGTTAGTTTGGTTTGTTCGCGTAATCTCAAGCGATGTAATGTACATCTGCTCATAAGTGCGGAACGGCATATCAATGCTGATAAGCTGCTCGCCTTCCTGTAGAGACTCCATCGTATCAATGAAATTCTCAATGTTGCTTTTCGCCGTGTCGTCTTGTAGCCCGAGGTAGCTGGCCACGCGACTGCTGCTCTCGATAAAGCTATCCACTTTATCAATGGCATTGGTGAAGTCATTTGTAAGCCCTGACACCCTGCTAACTTGTGCTTGCGTCCTGGCTGGAGCGTATTGTGTGATATTTCCCACCTGTTCTTGCGCTGCTTGTAGTGCGGCTATGGCAGGGTTTGGCATAAAGAAGGCGTCTGACACATTGCCCTCTATGCTCAAGGTTAACGGGTTACGTATGATGTGGTCGTTAATATGGCTACCATCTTCCAGAAATGTAACCGGAACCGATGCGCTACGGCTTACTCGCTCACGTACCCGGGCTGCGGTTGTGAATCCGCCAATGCCAACAGCCTCTTGCTCGTCACTACCAAACTGGCTGCCCAGATAATCCCGGATGCCCATTAGTTCCCCCCTCTTCCGCGTGTCTGATTCCGCGCATCTTCAAGTTGCCGCTGTAGACCGTCCGCTGCTGCCTTGCCCGCTTTTTCTGGGTCTGATGTTCGGATGTCCATACTAACGGTTTGCTCAATTAAACTGTATTGCTCCATGATATTGTTGCGATCGCCGCCGGGCCGAAGGGCTTGTCGGCCGCCTGGAGTTTCGGTTGATGGACCGCCGGAGTCTGAGGTAATAAACTCCACGGCCCAGTCCGGCAAAAGATCCATTACGGCGGTTTTTGCCCAGTCGAATATTCCGCCAAAGACGCTCCTGAATAACTCCCCCCAGGTGTCGACCATAATGGAGAAGCCTTCTCCTATTTGGTCAAAGCCCTTGCTAAACTCTCCAGAAAGTATATTCCCTATTCCTGACCATTGTTTTTTAAAACTTTCTAAATTCCCGCCTCCAAAATTCCTTAAGGTTTCGCCTACCTCTTCAAAGCCTTTTACTATATCTTTTTAAAAGTGGCGTTATATCATACTCGAAAAACTCTAAGAAGAATTCCCTGATGAAAGACTTGCCGCCCCCGGAGCGCCACAATTAGATCATCAACAATCAATATTATGCCGATAATAAAAGCCACTAATGTCAATTTCTGTAATACCCTGATCGTCCCTATTAGTCCGAGAGTCGCCAAATTTACAGCACCGACTGCCAGTCCCACTCCCAATATGACCGGCGAAACCCGTATCAGCAGTTCCACCAGATCGTCTAGAACCCCCACGGTCGCCTTGATGCCGTCAATTATCCAGTCTTTGTTGGCGGCTAGAAGGTCAGTGAAATCCTTGGTCAGCTCTGTCAACTCAGGCGCAAGGCCGACGGCAATAAACCGCTTGATTGACTCCATGCCGAATCCCAGCGCCCCCAACGCGTTGTTATAATCCTGCGCACTCTTTACCTGATCAGCCGTCAAAACACCCAAGCGCTGCGCCTCGCCTCGCAATGACGCCATCTCTGCGCCGGTCCGGTTCATCATGCTGAGCAGGGCAGGGTCTATGCCAAGCGCCTCAGCAAAGCCCTGTTGCTCGTTCATGGTTAAGCCAAGCTGCCGGAAACGACCGCTTACCTCTGCCAGTACCGTATCGGTTGATTTAACGTAGCCGTTCGCGCCCCTGACACTTATCCCAAGCCGTGAAAAGTCCTCGCTGCCCTTCTGTGCGGCCTCGCCTATCTTTGCGGCCAAGCCACTGATGGACGAATACAATGCCTCGGTTGATGAGCTGGACTGCTCTGCAATGAAGGATAGTTCCTGAATCTTCTCGACAGATACGTCGGTTTGCGCGTTCAGGTCTATGAGCGGCTGAAGCGACTGGCTGACGCCCGTCACCCATTTGTTGATACTCACAACAGCAACGCCTAGAGCTGCGGTCATGCCGGCTAGTAGGCCGATGCTTTTGCCTAGATTGCCGTTGTAGTTTTCTAGGGGCCTGGTTGAGCCTGAAAACTAAAACGGGTGATGAGTTCTGTGACTTCGGCCATGTTCTTGAGCCTGTGCTGATTACATTTCGGCCAAGTATAGCACGACAGCGAGCCGTGTCACCGTGCCCGCTGAG